CCTACAAGCTTCAATAGCCTCTCTAGGAGGATCGTCGCTCCTGCAAAGAACGATATTCGTAGTAAGAACGTCCTCACGTTTTACCCCATACCTTCCAAGTAAGTGATCTAATACTGCGCCTGCTCCACGTGGATTAGCAAATGGCTTACCTGCCATAATGTCGTACTCACCCGGCGACCTACTAACGAACGCAACAGGCGAATCAGGCTTACCGCACGTAGGCGCAAAAGATGCGTCCTTAAGTGGGCATTCCTGACAGTTAGCTAATGGGGCTTTGGGTTCCATATAGTTCTTTTATTTTTTGGATTTTACGATCTAAGTACCATCTAGCTTTTTCTAAATCAGTGAGTTTATCCGAACTATTCTTCCTACCAGCCCTAGCGATATATTTAACTGTATTACCTAGATGAAACCCTAATTCCCAATCTTCAATAACGTCAATGACCTCGAAATTACCAAATGTGTAGTGAGGAGGATGATCTACTTTCTCAGAGAGGTTGTCCATCAGGACCTAGGAGTCGCTTGTCGGGAGTAACGATACCAAGTGCTTGATTTGCGCGAGCTTGCTTAAGCTGCGGAGCGACGCTTTCGAGGATACCTTCCATAGCACTAATCTTACGTTCCTGCCATCGTACCTCTACTGCTGCACGATCAATGATATTCGCTTCGCTTAATACCTCTAATAAAGTTTCCATCCAAAGAAGTACATCGAATGGGTCAACCTGCATACCCTGTGTAGGTGGAACACCTGCCATAGCATATGCTTTGATGATACCATACGGAACCATCCTATTACGCGCAAACTCACGTGCTAGATTAGTAAGTTTAACCTCGTTCTCTGTGTAATACTCCCCATTACACTTACCGTCACACTTAGGATGATGTTCTGTATGTCCTGAACAATTATATACAAATGGTGGTTCGTCCTCATTCCACACAATATCAGGTGGTACGTTCTGATTCTTTCCATTACCATTACTCGGTCTGCCTGCTAGGCTCATCTCTGTTCCCCCTAACTATCTGATCCATCTGATTTGTCCAATCAAACCATTCACTTCTGTTAGCAGCTAATGTATGATGTTCTGCAAAATATTTAAGTGCGGCTGATAGCGTACGTAATTCACCATGAGTAACCTCAAGTTTTGCTATAGGTCTTTCAGGGTAGTGTAATCTCTCAATTATCACTCTAATACCTCATATGTTTTATCGAAGATATCGGGTTTACATGGATAAAATTCACCATTAACGCCTTTGATGATATAGTCCCAATAACGTGCTACCATATCTCCTTCCAATGTAGGAATCACAATACCATCCTCAGTCATGTGCCAACCTGTACATCCATCCAAAAATTGAATAACTTCATCCTCATTAGTTCCATAAGCTTAATATCTAACTGCTTCTACTTCAACAGGCTTCTTACGCACTCTCATATCCGTTCCTTTTGGATTAGAATGTCTTTTCTATCAATAGAGATGTGTGATGGAAGTGGTATATTCATATATTCATGGAGCTTTTTAGTAGCGCACGATCTACAACAAGCCTCAACCACATACCATGTGTAATTGTATTGTATTCTATACCATTTTTGTTCGTCAGGTGGTGCATCAGGTTCAACTATGTTCATAAGCTGTATAACCTAAATCCCCTCCCGGCTTGTTTCATTTGAACTAAGCCGCGTTGAACCATAGTGTCTATCAATTCTTTTGACTCTCTAGCTGTTAGGTGCATCCTTTGCATCATTTCAGCTCGAGTGATGCCTTCATGCCTTTTGATGAGCATATGTGATTTCTGTATGATACGCTCACTATTAGATCTGCCTGCATTAACCAGCAAGTCTACCATATATGGACCCCACTTCTGTACGTAAAATGCAGCCTGTTTTACATCTTTATCCTCTACTATGAGTCGGTTAGCTTGGTCAGGTTGTCTACGTGATGCAGCAACTAGTAATGACATTTTAAGGATACTAAATGCCATACGAGTAAACGCTGGCAGAGCTAGCATAGCCATATCACTATCTGCACCAGCCATAGTAAGCTTCTCTTCAATATCTCCGTAGAACTTCCACGCATCGGGTGTGAGTCTAGCCTCTATTCTAACCCGTTCCTCTACTTTCTGCCCCGCAATAAACCCCGGCATAGTAGCGTTGTAAATATCCCTAAGATCGCACAGGCTTCTAACGATATTATCTTTGCGTTCGGTACTAACGATAGTAGGGGGGCCTGTTCTCCGTACCCTACTAAGATCATTCTCTCCCGATACAACCAGGAACCGCGGGAGGAAACCGCTAAGGATATATTCATCATTAAGCAAGGAGTATACTTTATCTCGAATCCCACCGCCAAAGAAGATGAAGTATGGTTCGGTGATCGTGATGGTTTCTTTACGTAACAGGCGAGTAAGCACCTTTGGAACATCGTAGAGTTGAGTAAGAGTTTCCGGTAAACCGGCGAGATAGTCTTTCCTGTTGATTGAGTCGAAGAGTCCACTTACTTCGTCCTTCCAGAAGATGCTAACTCTTCGTGGTCTATTGCTAAGACCCGTGAGCAAACCCTCAGCAGATCCATCAGTTGCAATGATAAGTTCATCATCAATATCTTTGAGCATATCCACCGCGAGTCGCATAGCCGTTGTCTTACGGGTGAGAGTTGATTCCCCCAAGACGAGTCCCCATAAATTAGGGATAATCTCTCCCCACTCAACACTAAGGTATAATCCAGAGCAAACAACCGAAGATAGAGCGATAAAACACGTAAGTTCGTGGTATTGTTCTGGCGCGTCTGTTGCATGATTAGCCCATTCCTTATAGCTCTTAATGAACGTATCTTCTTCAAAGTCATCAAAGTCTACTAATTGTGGCATAGTAAGTAATTCTACCTTACCACCAACAAGTACCTCAAAGTTCTTATGTTCCTCAGCGGCTTTACGAACGTCTCTCCATAAATACTGTAAAGGGCGATTATCTCTTTGATACTTGTTACACTTAGCAAGTAGGCCAAGCGCGAAAGTTTCCTCAGACGTACAGCCTACCTCAAAACATTTGTGGATAAATCTCCATAAGATACGTGACCAGTCTGCGTCCAATGGAGGTTCTGTAGTGTAGAGACTCGCAAATTCCTCATCTAATACATTCTGCGCTTTAAGACGATATATCACATTTTCCGCACTAGGAATACTATCAGGGTTAGGCATTGGAACCTGTGCAGATGCAGATTCTAATTCAGAGCCAAGCACAGGCGGCGTAATATTTTCGAGCGAGTTAACCTCAACTAGCACAGGGCTTACACTGATAATCCTAACATCAGCAGGAGGATTGTACTTAAAGTTTCTCGTCCAGGGAACACGCAATAATTGCGTCATATCCCAACCGGACTTATCAGCATTAACCTCGTAAGCTAGACGACGCGAATAATCCTCGGCTACCTCTGCTGGGATAGGATCACCAATAATTCGCCAATAGCCCTGAAAACGGTTTGGAGAGGATTCTACTACCATCGTCGGCTTAGGTGTTTCACCTTCAATAGTCGTAGGATCGACTAAATCTAGGTCAGCCCATGCAATAGACGAAGGTAAGCAGTATTCCTTCTTACGTTCGGCTGTGGTTAACAACGAAACACAAAAATAGATATTCTGTGTATCCTTGTTATTTTCTATATATAAGGCGAGTTCACTCTTCTGTAAAGGCCATTGAAAGAACCGTTGTCGCCAGTTCGTTTTACTAGGGTCACAACTAGCTATACAAAGATAGCCAGATTGCCCAGGACCTCCGAAAAGATAATCGAAGAACTGAACGCGTAATTTACTTACGTTCGGTTGCGCGACGCTACTCAAGTTAATTAAATCCTTCTACTTACTTAGCGGTTTAGTAATACGCGCTGAGGGGTGCGCCAGTTCCTACCAACGATTTCTGAACTGGATGGACTCGGTGGTTCCTAGTATGCGCGCCCTAGTGCCCGGATGCTCACGCGATCCCCTTAGACTTATAAACTTAGTTTTGTTGGCCTTGCCCCATACCAACAGTAACGGCCCAAGTCTGTCACTAGTAATTAACTAGCCCGTTACGCCCCATACGCTACAAGTTTCCGGAACCTAACAATCTACGGAGTGACTAGTACTAGTGAGATTAATCCCACGTTCTGCCCTAGGAGCACTCTCCGCCTAGATGGTATTCAGTCTACCCGGCTGTCTGTAGCGATCCTACAATACGCCTGCACCTGTGCTAGCGTTAGAGCCAGAACGTGCCTTAACGCCTGTAACACGATTATTGTCGTACTCGCTGTCGTAACGAGTATTGACCTGACACGGAGGATTCTCCGTATTCATCTTAGCGATAGCATCAGCGATACTAAAGCTAGCCGACTTAACATCGGTAAAGCCTGCAGCCTCTAAGAAACGAGCAAGCATACCGAGTGACTTCTGCCGCTTCTCTTCGTCATAGCCTACAGGCGGCATCCAGTATCTATTGAACACACGGCGGTTATTGAACTTACCGCCTTCAATCTGGAACTGGACATTAATACCAGGAGTACCCGGAGGGAGCTTACCGTCCGGGTTATCCGTAACGATCGGCTTAACCTCAAAAACGACCGCATCCTTCCAGCCGTTTTCCATCTCATTACCGCGAGTATCAGCACTAGACAGATCAAGTGTTGCGGGAAATTCGGACAGTTCAGACATTACGCGTTAGCTCCTTGATTTAATGATTCAATTAGGGACTGTGGTACGTCGTTCTTGTTTACTTCAAGTGAATCGTTCTCCACTATCTTTGCACCCGAGTCTCTGATGATGTTCCATATTTGCGGCAGAGTCGGATTGTCCTGAATCACGTCGTCTAATACCTGAAATCTATCTTTGGCAGCTACCCTCCTTGTCTTAGCGAACTGAATCTGTCGAGTAGGTTTACCACCTTCACCGTCATAAACAGATATGTAACCTACTACACTAAAGAAGCCTGATGCCCCTGTGCGAAGTTGTCCAGGTAGCGCAGGCCAAAGACGATTAAGTTTAGTCGCTGGATCTTCTCTATCATCTGAGTGAGCAAGACACACAAAATGGCATGGTAAGTCTCTGAATGGTCTAATCATAAGTCTCATACGATCACCATTCTTACCCCATGCAGCTTGCGTAGGAATGTGAATATCAATCTTGTCAGGGTTATTAGCTCGCTGTTTCTCTTCAATCATAACAACATTCATATCCATCTTCTGCAACTCTGAGACATTATCCATATGGATAGAACGATAGTAACAAGGTCGTTCTTCTCCGCGTTCTATTCTAGCGCGAGTATCCGCTGCAATCTCATCGTAGATTTTTTGCAACTGTGCGATTGTTCTAATTGGCGGAGTAATTTCCATTTCTGTGTGGAATCGCAGAGTATCAGTTCCACCATCAATATCGAGTACAAGTGCAGGAAGCCACTCGGCAGGATCTAACATAGCTGTGCCACTTAGATATGTCTTACCCGCACCAGGCTCCCCAAATACAAGTATATTGAGATATTTAACTGTACCATCAGGACGCCATACACCTAGTCTATCAGCTAGTGTGGGCTGTTCAGTTGCCTGATTCGTCATTTTCCTCTTCTCTATCTAGGGCTATTTGTATGAACGTAGGACAATCAGATGTATGACAATTACCAGTAGAATGTCGTCCAGCGTTACAAGTGCAGTTTTTAACTCTATCGTCGAGAGTTGGATCTGTAGCAGCAATCAGTAATCTGTTCAGTTCATATAGTGCGTGAGTTGGGCATCTTACTATTCCATTAATTCTAATCATAGTTGTAGATCCACAACCACGATTAACGCATCTATCGGCCTTATCCATGTACTTGAGTGATCCGACCTGGATAGCCCGTTCTCTAGCTTCGGCTTTCTTGGCCTTCTCTTCTCCACTGAGTAAAGCCAGAATTGCAGCTTCATCGAGTACGTTACTCATCTTACCTGTCCCAATTCTGAATGTAGCCATTTTCGAGTGTGTTCATAAAGTCATCACCTGTCTCAGCCTGAATGCAAGGTAAACGGAATGCACAGTTAATGCAAGAGAAGTTCTTGTTAGGATTAGGATAGAGAACAGGATTACCAAGCATATCTCTCGCTTCATAGTAAAGCCGAGTCATAGCGTTGATACGCTGATTAGCATTTCTCCATGTATCATTTCTTTGGATATAAAGCTTGTCACCCAAATCTAGAAGATAAGCATAGTAATTCTGCATCTTCTCATCTGCATCGTACAGCGGCTTTAATCCATTCTCTAAGATAAACTTCTCAAACAGTTTTGCGGTTGTATGTTCTTTCTGACGATCTAAGCTAGGCAGACCTTTTGATGTAACGCTTGGAGGCTTTGGATATGCCTTAAGCATAGCTTGATATGTAATGTACTCAAGCTCTTTATGAGGCAGACCGTATAGCTTGGCCTCCAACTGACCAAAAGCTAGATATGAGGTACATTGTTCATCTAGCTCCAAATGCCTGAAATAATCCTCGTCGATACGGGATGCGGTTTTGTAGTCCATGATGCCATAACGACCGTATTCATGCTCTTGCTGAATTTGATCCTGTCGTCCTCTTACATGGACTTGTTTCATTAACGCGCCATACGTTGATTCTTGCATCAACGGACCAAATTCATTACCCTTATCGAAGTCAGGTTCCCAACCTTCGGGCATAACACGCGTATCTACTGCATAGAGCGGTTCACCCTTCTCATTTAGCACAGGGACAGAGAAGTCATGCTCAACCATGATAACTGTAAAGTTATCGTGAGCCTCAGCATACTCCTTATAGAACTTCATCATCCCTACGCCAAGGTCTTTTAACTCCAAAAATACTTCTGCATTATCCTCACCAAAGTCAGGGAGAATGTCGCAAAGACCTTCGACCTTGTATGTAAATTCGTTATTACCTAAGTGGGTATCGGCCTGTGGATTTCTGTCTACAAACTCTTTAATCTCATCTTCGTGGACAATTCCACCTAACCACTGTAGGTTAAACCACGTTTCCCATGCTACTGCGGGATCTTCTCGAATCCCAGGATGATAGTATCGTTCTAATGCGTGGTGAATGCCTGTACCAAACCAAAGGTTCCTCGCAGACTTACCCATACCATAGACTGTTGCTCTAGGTACTAGATTTAAGCGGTTAGGACTAGACCACGCCCACTGTCTACGACAGAACTTAAACGTCGCACGATCTGAATTGTGGATCGGTATAATGTCCCATTTGGATGGGCGTTCCGGAATCTGAATAGCTGTAGGTGCAAATTCAACTGTGCTCATAACAGTAAGAGCTTTTTAGTGTGGGCTAAACCTTCTTCAATTTCTTTCTTGTGGTTCCTCAAGAACTCTTCGACAGCCTTCTCAACTAATTCTGCATGAGTTATGTTTGATACTGCTGCCGCCAATCTAATATTTTCTTTCGTCTTGTGTGATACCTTAATCGGAGAATCAACTGTGCTCATTTAGCGCTCTCCGAGTTAAAACGTGAAGTAGATGGAGGATCATTATCATCAAATGGCCTAATAATGATTGTTGAGCGAATCATACCTAAACCAAAGTCGTGTGCTCCATTAGCAGGAACAGAACATTGAGCTAAATGTTTTTCAGCCGTTTCGTAATCTTCAAACTCATATTCTATTAATCTCAATACTTTAATCACGACATTCCGTTCTGATGGAGCCAAATTCTAGCATCGTGTCTCAGCGCTATATAAGCTCCTGAGCTTAGTGGCGTGCCTACATCACGTTGTAACGCAAGTGCCTTTTCTAGTTCTTTGATTAATGCAGCTGCTTCGTGTATTCTCACTTCAAGCGATTTCATTACACGATCACGTCCCAAGATAGTCTAGTCCCATCAGGTTTGAGAAAGAGGTTACGGTCTGAAAATCTAGGAGCATACTTACTAGTCCAATGTAACCAAAGTAATCCATAAGCTTCTCTAGTGTACTCTAATTTTATGAATGAAGGAGGTCCATATTCTGAAACTAGTTCTCGTTGTATATCTAATTGTTCTGCTGTTCTATGTGCCATTAGAGCAATTCTCTCCTGTGCCAATTAAAGTGTGAGTCGCGGTCTTTGATAAATTGTGCGCCACATGCTATACAATGCCAGAATCCATCAGAGTCTCGCAAAGTAGACTTCTGAGGTACGTGCATACGTTCTGCACCATCTGGCATCTTAAGCAGGTATAATAGCTTCTTGTCAAAGTTGTGTTTCTCAAGCTTTGACGGTAGCCAGCGTGAATCCTCTTTACGCTGTTGGTCAGCTAGTATGCTTGCTATCGTATCTAGGTCAAGTGGCTTAACTGCGGTTTCGGCCATAAACCCTTTCAGCAGTCTAAGGTAAGGTTACAGTATAGCAGATCAGGCAGCGTTTGTCAAGTCGAATTTGGAGCTAACAGTCACCTTTCGCCCACTAGACGGTTTAGGGCAGTTAGCGAAATGACGCCACGGAGCGGTTCTATCTCCAATAAACAGACAAACGGGACAAATCACCACAGTATCAACAATCACCAAACCAGCCTTACGAACTTTGTTAACTTGGTATCGCCTGTTGCGCTCTGTCTTGCTCGGACCTATTAGTCGAATTTCTGTTACATTAGTGCAACCTGATTCGTGTGCATAATCGAGTCTAGTACCCCTCTTTGATACTTTCCCACACGTTCTGCATTTAAATGTACCATCGTCTCTAACTTCAAAGCCAGCCTTTTTTAACTTCTCTATTCGAGACTCCTTTCTAGCTATGTCCTTCTTGCTCTGATTATTACCACTAGGATTATTGCGATTACCTACCCCACCAGGGTAACCACTCATACTAACCTGTTCTAGCTTTTTCTCACTGATGAGCTTCTTTAAGTTGCGACGACTCTCGTAGTCTAGCGAAATTTTCTTCTCACTATACTGCATTAAAAGCCTCAACTAAGAATTTATAGACAGCGGCTTCTAAGCCTGGTGCTCGTTTTTCTGCATTACCAGCTATATTGATTACTTTACAACCAGCGGTTAAATCTAAGAATCTTTGCACAGAATCATCTACATATGCTATTGCGTTTGGTACGCTAATTCTTACGTTAAATGTATATCGAGGTTTATTGTATCTATAGCAAGCCGTAGCTGTGCATCTTTCTCCTGGTGTGCCCCAATCGTATGCAAAGCATACTGTACAATCTGACTGTTGCACGTTCTTGATTGTTCTATCTCTATAGTTTGGGGAGTCTAATTCAACTAAACCGAACTCTTTAATATATTCAGGCTTACGACCATCGAGTGTGCGGCATCCTTTTGTCATGTAACCACCTGTAAGGATGCCGCACTCTTTAGCTGCTTTTAGCCCTGCAATATCAGCACCCGTTTGTGCTCCTGATATAACAAGTTCAATCATTATTTGTCACCAAAGATAGTATTGAACCAACCCTGCTTGATATTAACGACAGACTCAATGTACTGATCGGTAGTATCTTCGGCGTTGATATGGATAACTACTGGTTGTCCTTCCTGCCCTGGCCTTCTAACTCTACCAATGGCCTGTGCATTGTCTTTAGGACTCCATGACCTGTCGAGGAATACCACATGCCTTGCAGGGGTGAGATTAATAGACTCGCCCCCAAGTTGTACTGTAGACATAAATACTCGATATTGCATTGTTGGAAAGTCGTCGTGCCACTTACGGTAGCGGGTAACATCATTATCCTTTACATCTAAGTGGATATATTTATACTCCCAATCTGTACCCGCTGTTGCCTCATTGTGCTTATCCAACCTAGCTTTGAGAAGCTCCAATGGATCTTTGAAACAACTAAATACAACAAGCGGTTCTTTCTTCTCTTCGTCCCACTGTAGACCTTCAAGAATTTCCATTACCTTGTCGATCTTACTAGATGGCTCTACAAGCTTAATCTTCTGAACGCGCCTATCAAGAAGTTCGTCGAAGTAATCTTCAATGACTTCCGGCGTTCCTACACAAATCATGCGTAATCGCTGTAACATCGTTAAGACGTTAGCTGCGTATAATGGCGTACCCTTCTGATCTTCTGCTTCAAGCTCGCGCTGTAACTGATCGTACATTTTGCGCTGAGTTCTATTAAGCTCAACCAATTCAGGCTTGAAGATAGGTCGCTTAATGCTAGGTAGCACTTCGTCAAGGGTTCTACGTACTCCAATGTCCCTGACGAGTTCTCTGAATGCATCCTTCATTTCAGGCTTACAGCCACGAACGTATCCATTGTACTCGTCAATCTCGCAAAACGTCTCTCTAAACTTCCAATATGATCCGTACTGCTTTTTGTCCAGCCAATTCAGTAATGACCAAATCTCATCTGGCCTATTAATGAATCCTGTGCCTGTGCTACCATGCTTGGCTACACGAGTTTTGATCTTCTTGATATTAACTGTCCATTTGGTATTGCGATCCTTCATCCTGTGAAACTCATCACACCATACAATATCCCATAAACGGTCAGTAATGTAGTCAGCCTGCAAGAACGGTTTAAACTGAATCTTGCCATCAATGACCACAACATTACCTTCATCGTCAGTAAGCATTTCTCCCTTATTGCTTCGAGAGAAAATATCATAGTGAGCTATGCAGATGACAGGGAAATCAAACTTCTTGGGTACATACTTGTACTCCTGCGGTAATGGAATTAACTGCCCATTCATCATTACCGACAATTTCTGTGTGTCAATGTTTATAAGAGTCCATCCAGATAGGATCTCTGGAATAGCCTCGAAAAATGTACCCTTTCCGCCTTTACTGGTAACGATGAGAATACTAGGGTGCTCGTCCGTAGGAATCCTAGCGCCAGGTGTAAGTGGTTCCTTCATAGAGCCACGAACTTGTGCCTCCTGAATGGCTCTATCAATAAGCCATAGACCTGTGCTAGTCTTGTAGCAGCCCATCTCAGACCAATTAGCAACACCCGGACTAGGATTGTTCTCGACTACCCTTTTGTCGATATGCCTTAGCATATGAATCTGATCTAGTCTCTGCCAAGACTCTTCAACAAATTTACTTTTATAGTCAGGGGTAAGTAACTCGACCTCTTCGTCGGTTAACTCCTGTTCCTGTGTAGTATCAGGTTGTCCATAGTCAGTAGGCTTATCTAATACTTCACCATTACCGTTACTAGATGGTTTTGGACCAAATAGTGCAGCGTACTCCTCGGGATTAAGTTCGCGTGTCATATTATGCAGCTTTCACTCCGTATAAAATTTCTTGAATAGTAGCTTCTTCAAGTGCTTTTTGGATCGCTTCTTCTCTTGATAGATGATGTGAGCGATCAAACACTTTTTGAGCTATCCTACATTTGGGTGTTGTAGTACAAAAAACTGATCGCTTGTTACCGCGATTAATCGGCTTTTTACAACACAAGCATATAGGGCGGTTGTTTTGTGCTACTATCTTTTTAGCGGTAGAGACAGTAACACAATGAAATACCATCATACGCTCGATCTCGTCGGCGTTGATAGTAAGCCACTTAATGTACCAATTAACTAACGGGCGTTCTTCAATACCCGCACAGGTGTAGCACCATCCAGTAACATCGTCTAGAGTTTCGACCAAGTTACCACAATTAGCACATACCTCATATTGGGTATTCTGGCCCGAAAGCATCCTCAATCTCCTGCGGCGTAGAATGCCCATTGGATCGAGAAAGTTGAGCTAATACGCGTTTACGAAGATTCTCTGATGTATTCTTCTCTCTTAGTTCATCACGCTCCTTAATCTCTTCTGCATTCATTATTCGTACAGGGACCATTTCTTCTGTCTCTTCATCTTTAACGTAATGCTTGATTAATGGATCAGACATTTGTCTGTGTCTCTTGCAGTATTTCACGATTTAATAAATAAACATCACCGTTCTTCTCTAGAACTCTCACAGGGCAGATTTTGCCTTGTAGTGTATACATTTGAGAGAGAGCGTAAGTAATTTTTGTTGCTGAAAATGTGGATTTGATTCCTGCTTCTTTAGATGCGAGAAAACTTTCAATCTCGTCTCTTGCGGTTTTTTCCAATTTTACCCCTTTTAATCCAATACTGTATATCTAATGCATCCTACAGAACCCATGCCTACTGCTTGTTTGACAGGGTAAGTAAGATCAAACGTGCGACCATATACATAAGGGCCGCGATCAACAACAGTTGCAATAACACAACGATGATAGCAAATCCTAACGTGTGTCCCACAACGTAAAGACTTATTAGCGACACCCCAAGTATGAGTAGTAAGATGACCACCACACCCAAGATTATTACCATAAAAACCTGGGCCGTACCAGCTCGCTTCAACACAGGCTGATGCTATGGCTGACGTTAACAAAGTTAATACTGTAGTTATAAGGATGCACGTGATTATGCGACGTAGAATAACGCCTTTCCTTTCGTTGACTACAAAGATGTTCGGGGGACTAACTCATCTAATAAAGATAGCCCCCCGAAGTGGGTACTACTTGGGCCGACAAGTAGTACCCTTAAGCCTGCTAATGGGCGTCGCGCCACAAGCAGGCTTAAGCGTACTATTTGCTTAATAGAGTTAAAGAAAGTAGTGGGGGAATATCGGTAAACCGCTAAAACCCGATATTCCCCCGGCAGCGGCCGCGCCATACGCGCAGCATAGCAGATCCGGCTACGAAAGTCAAGCTAGACTTTTTAGCTGGACTAGGCTAGTACGCTGTTGCGCCGGTTAGTGGTACTAGCTGTATTGCCCGAATGAGTGCTAGTGCCACTACCGAAGATATGCTGCAAACCGTCACTAGCGCGACGTCGCCATACCCAAATGCCGTTAACTAGTGTAGGTTCGTAACCGCGAGCAAATTGAGCATCGACGTAATCCCATCCATGCTCATCTACTTCTGCTCTAAAGAAATCTTCTGCGGTTGTAGTGATGATCTTCATAATTAGCAGTATAGCATATTTCGTAGTGTGTTAAACAAACCTTAAGAAATCCTGCACTATCTTTATAGGTGGGATAGGTACTACGCTACTTAGCCCTACCCCATCTAGGAATACCCATAGGTAGCGAGTTAACGGATACTCCTATACTTAACTCCCCTGAGTTGTCCATCCAAGTTCACCCGGAGGGCTTATTGGCTTTGTTACAGGGGAGTTGAGTATAAGACCCGGTTTTTGTAGAGAACCGGGAAACTCTTGCCCTAGTAGTGGCTTACGCGACACTAGGGAGCATAACTACTTACTTACTTTATTATGCGTTAGCTTCTGCAGGCGCCGGATCAGAAGCGTCAGTCTGACCAAGCTTGGCGGTGTTAATGAGGAACACGTGACCTTCCTCCTGATCGCCATTCTTGACCGTGCGAAGGATAACCTTCACAAGATGACTACCGGGGACGACCGGCTGACCCGTGTTCTTATCGTTACGGCCCTGAACGTTCTTAAAGCCTGTAGCGACGTTCTTAGGGTCCTTACCAGCAAGAGGACCACTAGAAAGATCAACCTCAATACCCGGCGTACCAGCCTCAATAAACTCACGGAGCACATCTTCGTACTCTCCGCGACCACGAGACGACTGCAGCAACATCTGAATTGCATCAAGTGTAAGCTCTGCCATTTTGTATCTCTCCTTAGTTACTTAGTTGTTGTGTGTTGTTGTGTAAGCTTGTCGAGTCTGTCAGATAGACTCTTGATACGGTTTTCCAGTTCCTTGAACGCTTCTCGTATATCCATACCCCCTATGTTTTGCTGAATCTCCTTGACCTGTGCCGACACTGTAGCAAGGGACGGCGAGCCTGTCAAGCCCGGACGCGACGAATTTACAAAAGCGTCCCACACTTCATCGGTAGGAGGATAACGTAAAACGAAAGTAGTAAGGTTACCCTCACCACGCGCACCCCTTGATACTTGGTCAATACAATGCATTTCGACAAGTCTGTCAATTACTCTCTTATAACCACCAAGAGGGATACCAACCATTTTCACAGTATCCATAATTCGTCCAGACCATACATCTTCACCCTCTAGTGTAGTCGATTCTTCAAGCAACTGCTCATACAGAGCAGCACATTGGGTGAATAACTTACTGGCTTCGCTAGGCATACTATCCTACAGCAATTCTAATTTCTACAGCAGGCTTACCATCTAACATAGATGGGTAAACAGCCCACATACCTTCTTGCTGTGCTCTAAATAAAACCTTCTCAGGAAGATATTCGGAATAATGCATTTGATCTAAAACCATATCATGGCATGCTGTTACTGCACTATCTAACATTTTCGCCATTTCGGTGCCAAAAGATTCGAGAGCCATTACTTTAATCCTTCAATATCTACACGAAGAACTGTATTTTCCCAATAAACTTTTGCACTTTTCCGACTGCCATTATCATTTGAGTTCAAAACTAAATCAATTCTGGGAACATTTTCATGTTCCATCATAAAAGTTATTGCGTCCATAATCTCCATGCCATCTTCTTCATAAAAAGTACCTTTAGGCATTTTGTTTAACTCCCTAGTAGTAACCACTTGTTCAAGAAGCAATATCGACACATATGCTTACCAGCAACTAGTGCTACAATATTGATGCCACGATCATCTAAACCACGTGGGTCTACACACTCAGGATTTTGACAAGCACGTTCTGTAGGACTGTTAGCTCTGTGTTCACAATCACTCATACACATATGATGGTTAAGTTTCATCCAGACTTGAATCGTGCGTTCTTTGGTAATATCCTCTTTCTTAGAAGTACGTTCAGTTGAAAGTAGCGAAAGGATCTGTTCATTAGAAAGTGGGCTACTCATTTTCTGCTAACACCTGCTTGAGTTTACTGTAACGAAGATAGCCACAAGGTACAAAACCCCTATCAGGCTTAACAAACACAGCTTCATACTTTGACTTGTACCTAATATTATACCAATTACCATCTTCTAGTTTAACTCTACTATTACGCTTCTCTACTGCTTTAGCGATAGTTAATAAATCTTCAATAGAAGGCCACTTCCTAACGATCGGAGAATCGTGTCTCAGATCGTTTAGTCTGTTAGCTTCTCTAAGATCTAATATTCTGTGGTCGTGCATATTACCTCTTCCAGTTTTCCGCGATTGATGTATACATAATCAGCAGTAATGGAGTAACCATCTTCTGGCACTCCAATCATACTAAGAAACTTTTTGATAGCTTCCTGCTTTGCTGCTTCTTTCTGCCTTTTCTCCTCTAAGATTCGTAGACGTTCCTCTTCTGCCTTAATTCGTTCTTCCCGCCTAATACGCTCTTCTTCTTCATACTTTGCACGACGTTCTCTTTGTATTCTCTCTCGTTCTGCCTGCTCTCGTTCTCGTTCTACTTCTCTATGTTCGTGATCGTCCCAATATTCGTCCCATCTTGTTGCAATATCCCTGGCTCTCACTTCACCTAGTTTATGTGATCCATCGTCGTTCTCTAGTAAATCACCAGTCTCAGGATCGCAGTAGACTACTTGTGCATAACCTGTCATACGTTTATTGCCAGGTTCTAGCCTTTGAGTTTTGGAAACGATCTTAACTCGAAAGACCTGATACATAGCTGCGTAGCTGAACTCTTCTCCATTAGTGGAGTAATAGCTACGCTGCATCGTAGGTCTTTCATTATATGACTCGTCGAATCTACGATATACTTCCTGATTCTTACGCGCAGGAAAATATGCGTAGTCAGTCCCAGCCCATAGTTCGTTTAGGTTCATACATACCTACTTATCCAGCATTGAATGATGCACAAATAACCGTGCTTGTTCTGTATTAAGTTCTACCTCATAACCACCTAAATATGGTGGTAGGTGTAACTTCATAGTGCCTCCGAATAGAATAGTAGTTCTTCTGCGCTACACCAGTCGCTACCACCATCATCCCAAAACACTTTTACGCCGTGATTGCTAATAGCTACAGCGTAGCCCTTTTCTCCTAAATATTGACTTTTACCCTCAACCCGTGGAGCTAAGTCAATAACTCCACTGTCAGGGATGCTAAATCTGAGAAATAAAATTTTCATTTACTTTAGTCTATTTAGTTTGTAGTGTGCATTACTGACCAAACCTCTAACCTCTCGTAATTGCCTTAATTCCTCGTCAGTTAATGAGGTATCTATTAATGCATTGATGGCATCTTCGATGTTTCTGCTGGCTAACTCTAAGTTTGTGAGTGCAGAATTGATTTTAATAACTTTAACAGGTGTTGACATTTCCATCCTCGTCTACTAGATATTGGTACGGCGAGCCTTTTATCCAGATTACTACTTGTATGCCGAAAGGCAGCCATAATAATTCTAAACTTTCTAGTTGTCGTTGGTTTTCCGACGCTAATCTTGTAATAGCGTTTAGTTGTGCAGGCCATACTATGTAGCCCATTACTCAACTACTGTAATTGTAACTCTGACCTTAGTCGGTTTACCCAAATTATTCCAATGATTCAAGCCAATACTTAAATCTACGTGGTCATTGTATGGACTTTCTTTACCTGAAAATCTATGTGATTTATAAGGACCAAATACTTCTGCGTGTAATTCTTCGTGCCGTGAATCGTCAATAATAATTGTCTTTCGTTTCATTTATTTACTGTCTCCCAAAATGTCTCAGTTACAAAGTATTCTCTATCTTCTGGACCTACTTGTCTTAACTCAATCAATTCCTCCTCTTCTAATATTTCTTTGACAATTCTGCTTGATTGGTCAATCTCGTCGCCAGAACTATATGGTCTAGACTTGTATGTCTTACCATTAACCAGCCAAAGGTGTAACTCACAGTAATCATCTGAATACACTTCAAGATGAACCCATGCATTTTTGTCAAGTTCAATTTTGTAATTCGTTGAATGTACTTTAATTTTCATTGATGAAACTCCAACATAGCGTTTTCATCTGGAACCATGACACATTGTTCAACTGTATTAAATACGCGTGTTCCACATTCTGGACAATAGGTTGGGTATCTAGCATTAGCCCAACAAAGAAGATGCTCACAACAAGGCATTTTTATGAGCCTAAACTTTACCCGTTCTCTAAGAGTTTCCACTATGTTTACACTCCCTACAATTAGCAGATAGTGGTTTGCTGTGGATACAGTACAAATCTCTGCGGTTTGAGTTATGTACCCACCAAGCAGTACCTTTAGTTACAATTCTGCCTGTGGGTAATATTATGTTTCCCATAACTCACTCAATGGGTACAAATCAGTATTTGGACTACAGGCATCTAAAAACTTAAGTGGATCAAATGCTTCATTATCCTCCTTAAATCGTTTAGCGAAATTAACAGCTAATGTTGTTAGAATTGCGCGCTGGTCAAGTATAGTACGCTTCCGTTGATTATCCCACCCTTGCTCATAACCAGCATGGTATGGGGGATATAACTCACGAATCTCTTTTGCTATTGCATTATAGTGTTGCTTTTGCCATTTACTCATTTTGCCACCTAAATCCTCTCCAGCCTGCCGGTGCCCCCTTATTCGCAATAAAGGCTAAACGCTTAGTGTCACGCTTGAAGCGGTTATGGCGATTACCCTTCCCGCGAAACTGTCTATGTTCTCTAGACTTCATCTTCTACCACACTTTCTACGTATGCATTAATTCCGTATTCTTGGAGAACCATAACTAAATCTTTTGCTGCTTGTTCAGCTTCTTCAAGATTACCAAACATATCTGCCGGACATACTCTTGTGTATCTAATATCATCTGATACTATTGTTAGCTTGTACATTTCCTTTTTAAGATCAGACAATACAAAAAATGCAAACTTAATAAGAAATCCTGCTATTGAAAGACGAACTAGTCTCCAATACATATTAAGTTTGATAATAGCAATGCGTCTATAGTATCTAATTTTAATTATAGTCATACTTTCCCAGAATGTGGTTGCACCATTTTTCTTCCTCCCTTTGTTCTCTAGACCTCACGTTCCTCCCTTCTTTAAGTATCCTGTCACTGTTAGTAACTGCTTCTCACTTAAATTAGCTGTATTAATTTCGATGTATTGGCCTTTTGCGATTTTTCCGTCGATAACTCCTGGAAGTGTCAATTCTTCAATATTATCCTCTTCTGTGATAGCGAAGATAAGTATTTGTTTAGCCAGCATTAGCTATTCTCTATCCTCCCTTAGTTGGACGAGTGACAGTTTACAAACTCTGCATCTATAAAACTTGTAATTTTCTTGGATGCGTCTATGGACAATCGGCCCAACTTTACAACCTTTTGCACAGGCGCAATCGTAGACGAAGCCTTCTGTATCGAATTGATGGCAACGTTCGGCTGGTATGTTTAATACACCATCCATGATTAGTTGCCATGCTCTACCATGCGGCCTATCATCAGGGAAATACTTAAATGCTGCCAGGTGTGCAATTTCGTGCGGAATCATTTTATCAATAAAATCCTCCGTGTTCCTGTTAAGCAGGTCTAAGTTCAATCTAACGCGGTTATCTCTG